ATGGCTACAAGGGGCAGAAAGCCTACGCCCACGGCAATCAAGCTGCTGGAAGGGAATCCCGGAAAGCGGAAGCTGAACGACAGGGAACCAAGGCCGGAAAAGAAGGCCCCCTCCTGTCCCAAGTGGCTTGAGCCGGAGGCGAAGAAGGAATGGCGAAGGCTCGCCAAAAAGATGGAGATGATGGGCATACTGACGGAGGTGGATATGGCGGCTTTCGCGGGGTACTGCCAGGCATACGCCAGATGGAAGGAAGCCGAGGAATTCATCACCCAGCACGGGACTATCGTGAAAACTCCTTCCGGGTACTGGCAGCAGGTGCCGCAGGTCTCCATTGCCCAGACATATCTGAAGGTAATGAACCGATTTGCAGAGCAGTTCGGACTGACTCCCGCCTCCCGGTCACGTATTGTAGCAGACAGTACAAAGAAGAACAGCGAGGATGAGATGGAGTCTCTCCTGGGAGGTGTTGTCTGATGGCAAAAAGGGAAAGACCCGCGGGCTATCCGAAACTGGAGAATTACACACCGACCCGGTTTATGCTTCCGACTTCACACTACGACAGGAAGAAAGCGGACCGGGCCGTCGCTTTCATTGAAAACCTGAAACACACAAAAGGAAAGTGGGACGGAAAGCCGTTCTGGCTCCTTCCCTGGCAGGAGCAGATCGTCAGGGACATCTTCGGAATTGTTGACGAGTACGGGCACAGGCAGTTCCGCACGGCCTACATCGAGATTGGCAAGAAGAACGGCAAAAGTGAGCTTGCAGCCGCTGTTGCGCTGTATCTGCTCTATGCCGATAACGAGCCGTCCGCGGAAGTGTACGGCGCCGCGGCGGACAGGCAGCAGGCATCTATCGTATTTGATGTGGCGAAGCGCATGGTGGATATGTCCCCGGCGCTTTTTAAACGGTCAAAGATCGCCGCGGCAACCAAGCGAATCGTCAACTACAGCAACGCCGGGTTCTACCAGGTACTTTCTGCGGAAGTCGGCACCAAGCACGGGCTGAACGTCTCCGGCCTCGTCCTGGACGAGGTTCATGCCCAACCAAACAGAAAGTTATACGATGTCTTAACAAAAGGCAGCGGTGATGCCCGGGAGCAGCCGCTGTATTTCCTTATCACGACTGCCGGGACGGATAAGGAGAGTATCTGTCATGAACTGCATATGAAGGCTCTGGACATCATGGCGGGCAGGAAGATCGACCATACCTTTTATCCCGTGGTGTACGGCCTTGCCGATGACGAGGACTGGAAGGATGAAGCCAACTGGTACAAGGCCAATCCTTCCCTGGGCCAGACGATACAGATCGAACGTGTGCGTGACGCGTTCCGCGAGGCCCTGGATAATCCCGCGGAGGAGAATGTCTTTAAGCAGTTGCGCCTTAATATGTGGGTGTCCTCGCTAACACGGTTCATCCCGGAACAGATATATGACCTGGGAGATATCCCAATCGATATGGAGTCGCTCAAAGGCCGTGACTGCTATGGCGGCCTGGACCTTTCCAGTACCGGAGACATCACTGCTTTCGTGCTTATGTTCCCGCCTCGTAACGAGGAAGAGAAGTACGTTATGCTGCCGTTCTTCTGGATCCCGGAGGACACGATCCCTCTTCGTGTCCGCAGGGCGTCTGTCCCCTATGACGTCTGGTACCAACAAGGCTATCTGAACGCCACTGAAGGGAACGTGATCCATTACGGCTTCATTGAGAAGTTCATCGAGGACCTGGGAAAGCAGTACCACATACTGGAGATCGCGTTTGACCGATGGGGAGCTGTTCAGATGACGCAGGACCTGGAGGGCATGGGTTTCACGGTCGTGCCGTTCGGCCAGGGCTACAAAGATATGTCACCGCCGACGAAGGAGTTTTACAAGCTGCTGATGGAAGGCAGGATCATCCATGGCGGGAATCCCGTCATGAAATGGATGAGCGGGAACGTGGTGGTGGATACAGACCCCGCAGGTAATATCAAATGTACCAAGGCAAAATCGCCGGAGAAGATAGACGGTATCGTAGCTGCCATCATGGCGCTCGACCGCTGTATCCGGCATGAGAACGCGGGCAGCGTCTACGATGAACGAGGCTTATTGGTGTTTTGAGATTGTTTTGAAAAATATCCATATGTTATTATGTTTGTAACGCTACTTAAAGCAAGCATTGTCATGAAGTAATTGCATTTAAGGTGGATATTGAAATGGATAAAAAAAAGCATAAAAAAAACATTATGCAAGAGTTAAAAACAATAGTAATTAGTGTTTTCACATTAGGAGTAGTTATTATTGTCTTATCTGGATGCCAAACACTATGCGGAATACGGTCGATGCATGATTGTATGTTCCCCAGCGAAAAATCTATTACCTCTGACTCATGCGAGGGTAAACAGATAACAGCTTGTGGGGACAGGGAAGATGAGGGACACATATTAACAAGCAATTATGAATCCAAAGCGACAGCTTTAACTATGAAAAATATCTACAGTGAAATTGCTTATAATGATAAAACATTGATTTATGCAGATAGAGTAAAGAGAATAGTAATCCCATTTAGTATAAATCAGGGTGGAGTTTATAGCCATAGAGAAACAGATGATAAGGGGAAAGAAAGGGAAGAACCTATACTAAGTATTAACAATCAAGAGGCTGTACAGGATATAGATAACCCAAATACCATTTTAACTGAAGGACAAATAACTTCAACATCACCAAGCGAAACAGACAGTATAAAGAATAAAGAGGAGGACAATTCTCAACAAAAAACAGACTGGATACAGATGGTTTTAATGCTAATCCAGGCTATATCATCGATAGGTACTATTGCAACTGTCATTGTTGCTAAAAAGACATTGGATGAAATGCAAACAGAACGAGATAATGTATATCGCCCAGTCTTTATGGTTTTGCCAGATAGTTTTGAAGGCGAGTTGATGCAATTAAAACAAATAGAAGACCCTGAGCTTTATATCTCTATCCTTTTAACAGCAAGCGATCCAGACTATGCCTATATAGAACATCCTTCTGATGGTTTTGACTATCTATTTCTCGAGAAACCATATGTAACGTTGAAAAATATTAGTAAAGGAATTGCTAAGGATGTGACTGTATCATTCTCTTTAGAATGGATGAGAAGAGCAATTGACAGATTGAACGAAAATGCACGTGATGATGAAAGATATACTATGGTACGCGGGGAGGGTACCAAATCGAATTACTCAGTGGGACTACGGATGAAAGATGATTATTTTTACGATTTTACGAGATTTTTTGAAGAGGATTTAATTAAGAAGATTACATATGTCTCATCTGACAATAATACAATTCAATTACCGCTCCCAGAATGCTGGAATATCATGTTTACTCGTATTTGTAATCAAAAGGCATGTGAACTCATTGATAAAGGATATATTTATGTCTTTGACCCCCTTATACCAGATCTTTTAATAACTATCAGGTATTCAGACTTGCAAGGCAAAATATATGAGCAAAAGGAGATAATTCCATGGAGTTGTTTGGTTATTGCTATAAATGACACCAGTTCGGATGAGGATAAGTTGAAGACTGTTCATATGTCGGTGAGATTTTATGAAAATTATCTGTGGTGATACATAATAATGCTCAAAATTGTAATAGTAGTTTAATAATTAAATGATTTTTTTTCAACTAACAGGCTTCCTTTTATGGGGGCCTTTTTGTTGCAGGAGGAAACGGGTATGGGACTTTTAGACTGGCTGGGCATCAGCCCCAGGGATGAGCCCGCACTGCCGGAGATAACAGATAACGTCCGGGATTCCGGCCAAACCTTTGTGTTTGGCAGGGCGGATTCCGGCGAACGGGTGGATGAGAAGAGTGCGATGCAGATCGCCACGGTGTACGCCTGCGTCCGGCTCCTGGCCGAGACGGTTGCGGGGTTGCCCCTGCATCTGTACCGGATGACGGACGGGGCAAACTCTAAGGAGAAGGCGACGGACCATCCGCTGTATAAGCTGCTCTACAGGCAGCCGAATCCGGAGATGACGAGCTTCTCCTTCCGGGAGGTCATGATGGTGCAGCTCCTTCTGTGGGGAAACTGCTACGCGCAGATCATCCGGGACGGCAGGAACGGGATCATCAGCCTTTATCCGCTGCTCCCCGAGAACATGGAGATCGACAGGGACGAGAAGGGAGAGATCTTCTACATCTACCACGCCTATACAGATGAAGCACCAGGAGAGAATAACAAGGATATCTATTTCCGGTCTGATGAGATCTTCCATGTCCCCGGCATGGGCTTCAACGGCCTGGTCGGGTTCTCTCCGATCGCCATGATGAAGAACAGCCTCGGCACTACGCTGGCTGTTGAGAAGTATGGCAGTTCCTTCTTCAAGAACGGGGCGCAGCCCTCCGGCGTCTTGGAACACCCGGGTGTGCTGAAGAATCCCGAGAAGATCAGGGAGAACTGGTCTGCCGTCTACGGAGGAGCCAACAACGCCCACAAGGTGGCTGTTCTGGAAGAAGGCATGCAGTACAAGCCTATCAGCCTTCCTCCGGAGGACAGCCAGTTCCTGTCCACCAGGCAGTTCGGCGTCAACGAAATCTGCAGGATATTCCGGGTGCCCCCTCACATGGTGCAGGACCTGGACCACGCCACGTTCTCGAACATCGAGCACCAGTCAATCGACTTTGTGGTGCACACCCTCACTCCCTGGCTGGTCAGGTTCGAGCAGGCGATTGTGAAAGACCTTCTTCTGCCGGACGAGCAGGACGAGTATTTCCCGAAGTTTAACGTGGACGGCCTACTCCGCGGCGACTACCAGTCCAGGATGCAGGGATACGCGACCGGCATCAGTAACGGGTTCCTGTCACCGAACGACTGCAGGCGTCTTGAGAACATGGATCTTATCCCGGAGGAGAAGGGCGGTGAAGATTACTACCTGAACGGAGGGTACGTGAAACTTGAGGATGCCGGGACACAGCAGATCGCTCAGGAACCGCCCGCGGAGGAGCCGGAGAACAGAAAGAGAGGTAGACGATGAATAAGTTTTGGAACTGGATAAGGGACGATACGGGCGGCAGGGTCCTCCGCCTGGAAGGTCCTATTGATGAAGAGTCCTTCTGGGGGGATGAGGTCACACCGCAGGCGTTCAGGAACGATCTCGAAGCGGAGGAAGGGGACATCACTGTCTGGATCAACAGCCCCGGAGGTAATGTATTTGCCGCCGCGGAGATCTATACCATGCTGCGCGAGTACAAGGGAGCGGTCACGGTGCGGATTGCGTCCATCGCGGCATCCGCCGCGTCGGTAGTCGCCATGGCGGGAGACAAGGTACAGATGTCGCCCACGGCGCTTCTTATGATCCACGATCCTTCCACCATTGCGGTGGGAAACACTAAGGATATGGAGAAGGCTATCGAGACTTTAAATGAGGTCAAAGAGGCAATCATCAATTCCTACGCCGCCAAGTCCGGTCAGCGGCGCTCAAAGATCGCGGAGTTGATGAGCAATGAGACCTGGATGAACGCGAAGAAGGCGCTGGACATGGGCTTCTGTGACGAGATCCTGTTTGAGGACAGGAAGGAAGAAGCACCTCAGGAGGAAGGTGAAGAGCCTGCGGAGGCGCAGGAGAAGGAAGGCCCCGCACTGAAAGCGCAGCTCTATTCTTCCAGGATGATGGACCTGGCGATCCTTGACCATCTGCGGGTGGCAGAACCCGAAGAGACACAGCCGCCTTCACCCACGATCGGTCTGGACGGAAAGACGCAGGATGGAGCCATGCCTTACGAAATATTAAGAAACCAGCTGGAATTTCTCAGATGAGGGACTCCGGCTTTTTTAATGGGAGGAAATTCACATGAGTAAGATTATCGATCTTCGTAACAAGAGAAACACCCTCTGGGAGCAGACAAAGAACTTCCTGGAGGAGAACAGGGACGAGAACGGCCTGGTCGAAGCCTCCGCGGTCGAGCAGTACGAGAAGATGGCCGCGGACGTCAAAGCCCTGGGTGAGGAGATCCAGCGCCTGGAGGACCAGATGGAAATGGACGCGAAGCTGTCCGCAGCTACCTCGGTTCCCGTTCATGCGGATCCCAAGGCCGGGCAGCGCGAAATGCCTGTGCGCCCCACTGCGACTGCGAAGTACAGCGAGGCATTCTGGAACATGATGCGCGGCATCAACACCATGGAGGTGCGCGACGCACTGTCCATCGGCGTGGACCAGAACGGCGGCTACACCGTCCCCGATGAGTTTGAGCGCAAGCTGATCCAGGGACTTGAGGAGAACAACGTCTTCCGCAGGATCGCGAAGACCATCCACACAAACTCCGGCACCCGCACGATCCCGATCGCAATGGACAACGGAAGCGCGACCTGGATCGAAGAGGGAGCGGCCATCCAGGAATCCGACATGACCTTCTCCCAGGAGACGCTCTCCGCGTTTAAGCTGGGTTGCATGGTCAAGGTCACCAATGAGCTGCTCAACGATTCCGCCTTCGACATCGCGTCCTATATCGCGCAGCGTTTTGGCGTCCGTTTCGGCAACGCGGAGGAGGATGCCTTCATCAACGGTACCGGTGTGTCCACGAATCCGCAGACCACGCCCAGCATGCCTACCGGCATCCTGACGAGCCTGACTCCGACCACGGGCAATACCACCGCGAACGCCCAGACCGTCCATTTTGATAACATCTACAAGCTGTATTACAGCCTGAAGTCCCCTTACAGAAGGAGCGCGTCTTTCCTCTGCCATGAGACCCTGCTCCTGCAGCTGATGCTGATCAAGGACCGGAACGACAACTACATCTGGAAGCCCGGTCTGGAGATCGGAAAGCCCGATACTATCCTGGGACATGCGATCCACACCAGCAGTTACATGCCCGCGATTACTGGAAACGCGACGACCGACAAGAACAAGAAGGTCCTTCTGTTCGGCGACTTTTCCTACTACTGGATCGCAGACCGCCAGAACAGGACTCTCAGACGCCTGAACGAGCTGTTTGCGGTCAACGACATGGTCGGCTTCATCGGCACGCAGCGTGTGGACGGCAAGCTGATCCTGCCCGAGGCCGTCCAGGTCATGGCCCTGGGAACTGGCACAGCCAGCAGCGGGACCTGAGAAGGAGGTGGCTGATCATGGCGCTCGTTACGCTTGCGGAAGCGAAGGAATATCTCCGGGTGGATACAGCGGATGAGGATGCCACGATCGGTACCCTCATAAGCACAGCTGGAAGGCTCTGCGCGGATGTAGCGAGGCTCAGCGGTGAGGAGTGGGAGGAGGTCAACTCCGATGTGGAGGATCCTTCCTTCACTCCCATCCGGGAGACGATGAAGGTCGCCATCCTCTATACTGTGGCTTATCTCTTTGAGCATAGAGAGGAAGCGGATCATCACGATCTTACTCTGACCCTGCGGTCGATCCTCTTCGCGATCCGGGAGGGGGTGGTCTGATGCACATCGAAGGACTCCGGGTCCGGATCACTATCCAGAGGAACGAGACGGTGACGGACCGCTACGGGAACCATAAGTCTGACTGGACCGACTATTTCCGCTGCTGGGCTACTCCCTCGACACAGACAGGTCAGGAGGGAGAAGAAGCTGCTCACACAGAGGAAGAAGATCGTCTGGACTTCACGGTCCGGTACTGCTCGGAGACTGCTGCAGTCACCTCAAAGCAGTATCGGATCCTCCTGGGTGACCGTATCTACAACATTGTGCACGTAGATGACATGGGCTTTAAGCGCAACAGACGGAAGTTCCATGCGGAGCTGGCAGAGAGGTGACGGGATGGCAGGAAAGAGAGTATCGATCGATGGCCTGGCAGACGCGGTCATGCAGGAGATGGAAGAATACAACAAACTCGCCGCGGATACTATGAAGAAAGCCGTGGACAGGGCGGGCAAGACGGTCCGTGACCAGATCAAAGGAAGTGCTCCGGTCCGGACAGGAAAGTATGCCAGGAGCTGGACCGCGAGGAGGACCAGGGAGACTTCCACAGCCCTGCAGGTGACGGTCTATTCGCCTTCCAGGTATATGCTGGCACACCTGTTGGAGCACGGTCACGCCAAACGCGGAGGCGGCAGGGTGAGGGCGATCCCGCACATCGCACCTGCGGAGGCTGCAGGCGAGGAGCAGCTCACCCAGGATATCATGAGGGGGTTACAGAATGGATAAATTGCTGGAGCTTATGGCAGAGATTGATATCCCTTCTGCCTACGATCATTTCGCGGAAGGAGAGTCACCGGATCCGCCATTCATCACATACCTGCTGCCGAGGAGTAACAACTTCTCTGCGGACGGCAAGGTATACCTGCGCGTCACAGAGGTCCACATCGAACTTTACACCGACGAAAAGAATCCGGAGGTGGAGGCCCAGGTCGAGGCAGTACTGGATGCGCACGAGATCTTTTATGACAAATCCGAGGCCTGGATCGAGACCGAGAAACTATATGAGGTTCTTTACTCATTCGAAATGGAGGATTGATACATGAAAAATAAGGTGAAATTCAACCTGAAAAATGTACATGCCGCCAAGCTCACGGAGACCGTGACGGAAGGCGTGACAACATATTCCTACGCTACGCCCAGGGCGATCCCTGGTGCGGTCAGCATCTCCCTGGATGCCGAGGGCGATTCTAGCCCCTTCTACGCGGATGGCATCGTGTACTTCCGCTCGGTGACCAACAACGGCTACTCCGGCGACCTGGAGATGGCGCTGGTACCCGAGTGGTTCCGCACCGAGATCTTGCAGGAAGAGCTGGACAGCAAGGGAGTGCTGGTCGAGAAGAGTGACAACAGGGAGAGTGTCAAATTCGCGCTGCTCTTTGAGTTCGATGGCGATGTGAATTGCATCCGGCACGTTCTCTACAACTGCACTACCTCCCGTCCTTCCATCGAGTCGGAGACAAAGGAGGACACGATCGAGCCCGGAACGGAGACACTGTCCATCACAGCAGATCCCAGAGCCGATGGACTGGTGAAGGCACGTACCGGTGATACGACAGACGCGGCTACCTATGCGGGCTGGTACCAGGCGGTGTATCTGCCTACAGAGACAAACGGAGAGGGGGATTAAAGAATGATCGAACGCACTATTGAAATTTCAGGAAAGCCGGTACAGTTCCGGTCTTCAGCAACGGTTCCCCGCCTTTACAGAGCCAAGTTCAAGAGGGACATCTTCAAAGACCTGTCAAAGCTCGAGAAGTCCTATACCAGGAGAACGGAGGACGGAGATGAGCTTCAGATTGAAGACCTGGAGATATTCGAAAACGTGGCCTATATCATGGCCTATCATGCTGATCCGTCCATCCCTAAGACCATCGACGAGTGGCTGGACCAGTTCGATATGTTCTCTATCTACCAGGTGCTTCCGCAGATCCTGGAGCTGTGGGGAGACAATCTGATGACGGATGTCCAGGCAAAAAAAGGACTGGCAGAAGTGAGCGGGAAATGACCACGCCGCTGTTCCTTCTGCGTTGCACGGAGGTCGGGATTTCCATCCGGGATCTCGACCTCCTTACAATCGGCTTGGTCCTTGACATGTGGACGGAGAAGGCTAACGATGGCGTGAAATACAGGCGAATTGCTGATCAGAAAGACTTTGATAAGTTTTGAGTTTGCAGGGAGGAGTGCTATAATTCAATTCAACTGGTTTTTATTGCCTGGGTACAGAGTGAGAAAGACAGAGGAGGTTACTTTTTATGTTTATTCTGAGCCAAGACAGGACAAGAATTGTTGAGTTGAGTGGAGTATATATAAGAACAGAGCGAAGGACTTCATTAGAAGGGGGAATGTTATCACGCCGGGCAGTTACTTATGAATATGCTAAAATAATCTGCATTTGTAGAGATAATTTGGGGGTTAAACCAGTAGGACATGGTGCAGGTTCTTATTATACCGCTGAATGTGAAGTGGGAGAGTTCAACACCATCGCAAGGGCAAAAAAGGAAATTGAAAATATTGCACGTGCAATAATAAATCAGGATGATTTGTATATAATTGAAAAAGGCAACTACTCAGAACCCCCAACTATTGCATAGTTTTACGCGATGGCTATATTAGACATTCAAAACACTTCCTGATTATTACTATATATTAATGGTAAAACTATTAAGGAAATGAATTCAAGGCTATAATTGAGATTCATAATTAACCTGCAATGTAGCATTTGTTTATGAGTTTATTCCTATAAAAATATGGAACTGACGAGTTTTACAAGCATAGAAGGTACCAGTCAGAAATGGCTGGTACTTTTTCATGCCTGAAGGGAGATGAGGATCATGGCAGGCAGCAGAATAAAGGGAATAACCGTCGAGATCGGCGGTGATACTACGGGCCTGGATAAAGCTTTGAAGGGTGTCAACTCCACGATCAAGACAACGCAGACCTCCCTGAAGGATGTGAATAAGCTCCTGAAGCTTGATCCCACCAATACCAACCTTGTCACCCAGAAGCAGAAACTCCTGAAGGACGCTATCTCCGCGACGAAGGAAAAGCTGTATGCCCTGAAGTTGGCCCAGGAGCAGGCAAAGCAGCAGCTGGAGAATGGGACCCTTGGGCAGGATAAATACGACGCGCTGCAGCGGGAGATCATCGAGACAGAAGAGGAACTAAGGCGCCTACAGCAGGAAGCCTCCAACACAAGCACGGTCTTGTCCCAGATCGACGAGGCGGGAAAGAAATTCGAGAAGGTTGGCGACTCCATCACGAGTGCGGGAAAGGCTGTGATGCCGGCTTCAGCGGCAGTAGCGGGCCTTGGTGCGGCGGCAGTAAAGACCTCTGCTGACTTTGATTCCTCTATGAGCCAGGTAGCTGCCGTTTCTGGCGCAACTGGAAAAGACTTTGATGCTCTGCGGGATAAAGCCCGTGAGATGGGATCCAAAACGAAGTTCAGTGCTTCCGAGGCTGCCGATGCCATGAATTACATGGCCATGGCCGGCTGGAAGACTGGCGACATGCTTTCTGGTATAGAGGGCATCATGAACCTGGCTGCCGCATCGGGTGAGGATTTGGCGACCACCTCCGATATCGTCACCGATGCACTGACAGCCTTTGGTCTATCCGCAAAGGACTCCGGCCACTTCGCCGATATCCTTGCTGCTGCGTCCTCGAATGCGAATACCAACGTCTCCATGATGGGTGAGACTTTCAAGTACTGTGCTCCCATCGCTGGAGCTCTGGGATACTCCGCAGAGGATACTGCAGAGGCAATCGGCCTCATGGCTAATGCCGGCATCAAGTCCTCTTCCGCGGGTACAGCACTTCGGACTATCATGACAAAGCTCCAGGGGGAACTGAAGCTCTCCGGCAAAGCACTCGGTGACGTGACGATCCAGACAGCCAATGCTGATGGATCCATGAGAAACCTCAGTGACATCCTGGCTGACTGCCGTACTGCTTTCGGAAAGATGACAGAGTCTGAAAAGGCAGCCGCAGCGGAGTCCCTGGTCGGGAAGAACGCCATGTCCGGGTTCCTCGCTCTGATGAACGCGGCGCCGGCAGATATTGAGAAACTGGAAAACGCCATCTCCACCTGCTCGGATGAGATCGATGGTTACAATGGCACGGCAGAAAAAATGGCTGCCGTCATGCAAGACAACCTAAATGGTCAGCTCACCATACTGAAATCTCAGTTGGAGGAGCTGGCCATTTCTTTTGGTGACATGCTGATGCCTGCCATCCGAAGGATTGTGACAGCGATCCAGGGATTTGTCGACAAGCTGAACGGCATGTCCGAGTCTCAGCGGAACGCGATCCTGAAGGTGGGATTGTTTATAGCAGCTCTTGGTCCCTTCCTGGTGATCCTGGGAACGTGTATATCGAAGATAGGTATTGCTATGCAGGGCTTTGTGAAGCTGGCTGGAGCCTTCGGAAAGCTGAAGATCGCTGTGTCTGGAGCACACGGGATCCTTGGGAAGATAGGGGCAGCTCTCGGTGGTGTTTCTGCACCGGTTCTTGCAGTAGTCGCAGTCGTGGGAGTCCTGGTTGCCGCCTTTATTCATCTCTGGAAGACAAACGACGGCTTCCGGGAGGCCATCATCGGAACCTGGCAGCGGATCAAGACAGCAGTCAGTGGCTTTGTGGATGGCGTCAAGCAGCGCCTGGGAGCCCTGGGTATCAGCTTCTCTGACATAGCGGAAACAGTAAAGAAGATATGGAATGGACTGTGTGATGTCCTGGCGCCTATGTTTGAAGGGACATTTGCCACGATTGCTACAGTCCTCGAAACAGTTCTGGGCGTCCTGACGGGACTTCTTGACGTGTTCATCGGTGTTTTCACGGGTGATTGGGATCAGGCATGGACTGGTGTGAAGGAGGTGTTCACCTCCATCTGGACAGGCATCAAGGGTGTATTTGCTACACTCTTAGACACCATCAAGGGTGTTGCGGATGCAGTCCTGTCCTGGTTTGGTACGAACTGGAATCAGGCATGGGAAGGAATCAAATCCTTCTTTGAGGGGATCTGGAACGGCATCGCCTCTTTCTTTACAAATATCTGGAACGGCATTACTTCGACGGTAACCTCAGTCCTGACTGGGATCCGGGACTTCTTCACTTCTATATGGGAGGCAATCAAGGGAGTTATCACCGGAGCTCTGACAGCGATCCAGGAGACCATGAGCTCCATCTGGACTTCGATCTCCGGGACAGTGACGACTGTGTGGGAGACGATAAAGAGCATTGTCCAGGTCGGAATTCTGTTTATTCAGGAGCTGATTTCTGCAGCATTTACCATCTTGACTCTCCCGTGGAGGTTTATCTGGGAGAACTTCGGCGAGACGATCATGTCTGCCTGGGAGAAGATTAAGGCGATAGTATCCGCGGCGCTTGACGCGATCAAGTCAGTGATCCAGAAGGCGTGGAATGCCATTGTGGCATTCCTTACTCCGATTCTGAACACACTGAAGTCTCTGTTTTCTACAGTCTGGACTGCTATCAAAACAGTTGTCACGGCAGTTGTGAATAAGATCAAGTCTGTGATACAGACCGTCTGGAACTCCATCAAGACAGTCCTGACAACAGTTCTGAATGCCATTAAGCAGGTGTTCACCACGGTCTGGACTGCTATCAAACAGACCGTATCGACTGTTGGGACGGCAATCAAGAACAATGTTACAACAGTGTGGAGTTCGATCAGGACGGCTGTTACTACGATAACGACTGCCATAAAGAACACGGTCAGCAACATTTGGAAGAGCATACGGGAGACAATCTCTAAAATCATAGACGGAATCAAGACCAAAGTGAGCAATGGCTTTACCTCGGTAAAAGACGCAGCTGGAAGAATCTTTGAAGGGATCAAATCCAAAGCGGCGAGTACATGGGAAAGCATCAAGAATGCTATCATCCGTCCGGTGGAGTCGGCAAGAGATAAGGTCAAGAGCCTGATTGACAGGATTAGATCTTACTTTAACTTCTCCTGGAGCCTGCCACATTTGAAGCTTCCGCATGTGCATATCAGCGGTCACTTTTCCCTCCGTCCTCCTTCCGTACCGCATTTCTCCGTGGATTGGTACAAAGAAGGCGGTATCATGACGAAGCCTACCATGTTTGGCATCAACGGATCCAGCATCATGGCTGGAGGCGAAGCCGGCGCAGAGGCGATCCTGCCTCTCAAGGGCTTTTACGATCAGCTCTCGAGCATGCTCGACGAGAGGCTCAACATGTCCGGCATGGAACGGTACCTGGCGATCATTGCGGATAACAGCAGCAAGGGGATCTACCTGGAGGACGGGACGCTCGTGGGGCACCTTCTTCCTTCGATCGATTCCGGACTTGCGAGATATTCCATGAGAGGAGGGCGAGGAAATCGATGAACAGCATATTTACAGGTGCCCTGGTCGGCGATGAACACACCCTCCGGGATTGGGGTGCAATCATCACGAACAGTGATGTCATCGCGATGCCGGAGCCGAATACAGTCCTTTTGGAAGTCCCGGGGAGGAGCGGACGTCTTGACCTCTCGGAAGTCCTGACGGGAGATGTATCCTATGGGAACAGGGAGATCAAACTCCAGCTCGCGGTTAAGACCAACAGGGAGAGATGGGGAGAAACCTGTCTCCATATTTTCAATAAATACCATGGCCGGGTCGTCCACATCACTTTTGATGAGGATCCCGGCCATTACTATGTCGGGAGGGCCAGCATCTCAGAGCCGCAGCGTCTTGCTACTGCCGGGCAGCTGACGATTACCATAGACGCGGAGCCATTCAGGTATGAGCACGACCTGTATGAGGTGACTTTCACGGGTGATACAACAGCAGTCTCCGGGACTGTTGAGAACCTGCGAATGCCTGTCTGCCCAACAGTCACTACACCTGCTGCCTGCAGGCTATTCCACGACGATAGGGTGTATGAGCTGGATGCCGGCACCCAAGTCGTGCCTGGTCTGGTCCTCCATTCATTTGAGAACAGTATCTCAGCAACAGGGACGACTAGCATCACGTTTTCATTTCGGAGGGGGTGTTTGTAATGTACAGAGTTTTTCTGGATGACGAGCTCTTCTATGATCCGCGTGTCCCGGAGCTGGCATTGACAGATCTTACCTGCGAGATGGAAGTCAACAAGACAGGGACGCTGAAACTTACCATTCCGGCGACACATCCGAAGAAGGATGATCCGAAAAAGATGTACTCGGAGCTGTCCCTCTACCAGGATAGGGACTGGCTCTACTCTGGTAGGGTCCTGACAGACCAGGTCGATTTCTATGGCAACAGGACCATAGAGTGTGAAGGCGAACTGTCATACCTGCTGGACAGCATCCAGCGCTATCACGAATACCACGATATCAGTGTAGCAGATTACTTCACTGACCTGATCATCAATCACAATGCGGACGTGGACAGCAGAAAGTGCTTCATCGTAGGTCAGGTAACGGTGGTCGATAACAACGACAGCCTGTACCGATATTCCACTTACGAGAATACCTGGAAGACCATCGAAGACCGGCTGATCTCCCGACTTGGCGGGTATATTCGGATCCGGCATGAAAACGGATACCGGTACATCGACTACATCGAATCCTATGATCACACGAATGAGCAGGTGATCCGGTTTGGCGAGAACATCCTGGACCTCACGCAGGAAGTCGACTGCGACAGCCTGGCGACAGTCATCGTTCCTCTGGGGCAGCGTGATGAGGAGACGGATGAGAGACTCACCATCAAGAGTGTCAATGGTGGAAGGGACTATATCGAGGATCCGGATGCCATCGCCAAATACGGAAGGATCGTAAAGGTAGTAGAGTACGATGATGTGACTCTGCCGGAGAACCTCCTTCGGAAGGGCAGGGAGGTACTTGACCGCCAGAAGCTCCTCATCTCCAGTATCACGATCACAGCGGTCGACCTGCATCTCCTGGATGTGGATATCGAACGTTGCAAGGTTGGAGACAACATTCGTGTAGTCTCTGAGCCCCATGGCCTGGACGACTACATGGTTATTCAGAGGATCTACCTGGATCTCCTTCACCCTGAGAACTCCAGGCTGACACTTGGTGCAACGCTCCTTACCCTGGCTTCCTCTATGAGCCGTGGTACGGCAGCGGTCCTGACCTCCCTGTCGGAGAACTTCACAGCCTTCAAACATGTGGTTACGGATAAGCTCCAGGCGACGAATGCTGACATTGGAGCTCTTCACACAGAAGTTGGTGAGATCGATACCCTGCTTGCGCAGAAGGCCAATGTCACAGACCTCAATGCCACAAACGCTGATGTGGCTGCGCTCCAGGCCGCGGATGCCCGGATCGAGCACCTGGTCGCTGAGAAGGCGGCCATCACAGACCTGAACGCTACCAATGCTAACGTGAGTAGTCTCCAGGCCTCCACCGCCAATATTGAATCCCTTCTTGCTGGCAATGCCGGTGTGGGAACACTGCAGGCGATCCACCTGACTGGCGACAACATTGTCATCGAGGATGCCACGGTTGCCCAGGCTGTCATGGATGACCTGATGGCAGGGAACGTCACGGCGAAGACCATCTACACGGACTTTATCAAGATCGCCTCCCGGGACGGGGCACTCTCTATCGAGGGTTCCACGATCCAGATCAAGGATCAGAACAACACGGTACGGGTACAGATCGGCCGTGATGGGAATGGCAACTACTCCTACTACCTGTGGGACGCGGCCGGGAATCTGATCTGGTCTCCGGACGGGATCACAGCGGACGGTGTCCCGAATGGTCTGATCGTAGACTCTATGGTGGCAAATGATGCCGGGATCGACGGATCCAAGCTCAACATTCGCTCTGTTGTCCAGGAGATTGAGGATGACGGGACACTTACCCTGGATGCCTCCAAAGTAATCATGGACGATACTACGCTCGAAGCAAACTACAGGACGCTGACCCAGCGCGTATCTGCGGATGAGACGACGACCCAGACTCTGCAGACAGAGTTTCGGGAGGTCCAGGGTCAGATCGATCAGAAGGTCTGGCAGTCAGATATCACGGAGGCAACGACACCCTTAGGAAACTCCATCACACAGCTGTCCGACCAGTATACGAGTCAGCAGCAGACGATCGACGGCCTGACAACGCAGATCGGGAGCGTGCAGACATCTCTTGAGAGTAAGGCAGATGGATCCACGGTCCAGGCTCTTACTGCCCAGGTCAACAGTGTTGAGGAGACAGCCAGCGGGTTTTCCAGGACTGTGTCCGAGATCCGGACGGAGGTCAACAACACAGTCCGGGAGGTCGTTACCTACTATGCCCAGAACGGCTCAGAGACCGTCCCGCCAGCGGATGACGATGAAGGGTGGAGTACGGAGATGCCGGAGAAGGTTCATGGGGCCTATATGTGGCAGAAGACCGTCACGACCTATGCAACCGGGACCACAAGGACCTCATCGCCTGTATGTATCTCCGGAGCTGACGGCTTTGACGGGGAGGATGCAGTGGTCCTCCGGGTGGATTCAACCAGAGGCCTCGTCTTTAAAAACAACTGGTACGATACCCAGCTCCGGGTGACTGTGATCAAGGGAGGGGCCAGTATTACGGACATGACTACGCTCCGGGAGGCATTTGGCGCTGGTGCCTATCTCCAATGGTACTTCCGCAAACAGGCGGACCAGGCCTGGAGCACCATGAGCGTGAGTGATGAGCATCTGACGGAGGGGGGCTTCTGTATGAACGTGACGCCGGACGACGTCGATGAGCAGATCCTGTTCCAGTGTGACCTGATCGTATAAAGGAGGAAAAAGAATGATACCGGCAAAGGGAATGGTTAATCTCGATGATATCTCAAAGGAAGTCTCGGTGATCATGCATGCTGCAAAGGATGCGGAGGGCCGGGTGATCTGGGTGGATGTCATGTATAACAGGAAAAGGATCCGGGACGCAGAGGAACTGCTCCTGTACTTCGGAAAGGGGGCGCATCTTGAGTGGATCCTGATGGACGCCTCCGGGAACGCAGAGAATGTAACAGAAGGTATCCCCGGTATCCGGACAGAGAATGACGGGTTCTGCCTGCATGTCATGGAACAGATCGCCCGGCAGGGCAGGACGGCGGGATGCCTTTTAGTAGTGGATTAAGGAGAAACAAACTATGGCAGTTATAGCACGCGGCCAGATCGGCCTTACTGATATCACAGATTCCTACAGCGTCAGCCTTTCCGTGGACTCGTTCACCTTCCAGGGGGATACCACGAAGGTGAAGTCGACGCAGAGCTTCAATACACAGGTGCAGGCCATGCGCGGGGCGACTGCGGTCAGCGCAATGGTGACAGTGACGACCACGCTCACCAATACCGGCCTTACGGTCACAGATGACGGAGACTCCACGTCCCCCACACTCACCGTCCAGGCAACGACTGCCCTGACGGATGCGATCCTGAGGGGAGCCACCCTCAACGGCCAGATCATGCTCTCCATTCTGGTTGACGGGAAAGCCACCTTCAATAAAGCAATCAACCTTTCGATCGCGCTCACGGGCGCAACGGGAGCGGCCGCTTACAACGCGCTCCTGGGAAATGAAGCGATAACGATCGCCTGTGACAAGGACGGGAAGACGATCGCAGCAACAGATGTGGCGGTCCCGTTTACAATCTACCAGGGGACAGCCCGGAAGGCGGCAGCTGTCGTCGTATCGGACCTTCCCACCGGGATAACCGTCAAGTCCAATACCGCGGGAACGACCTCCGCGGACGGGACGCTTACCTTGACTGTTGCCGCGGCCAGTAACCTTGGCGGGGTGGGCACCGGGGAGATCACGCTGGTTTTCCACCTGTCTTCTGCTACAGGGACGGTCGTGGCCACGAAAAAGCTCTCCTGGGCCAAGTCCATCACGGGAGCGACCGGGGCGCAGGGTGGTACCGGTCCTACCGGTCCCGGGGCGATCAGTGTCATCTGCGGCAACGAATCGGTCAGTATCCCCTGTACGAACGGAGGCCTTGTGGCGAAGGCCTTTGATATCACGATCCCGTTTGCCGCATATCAGGGTACGAGCAGGATCGCCTGTACAATCGCAAATCCGACGCTCCCCAACGGCATGACGAAGAAGTCCAGCTCCAACGCGACTACATCCGCGGATGGATCCCTTGTTATCTCTGTAGCTGCCAACGGCACGCTCGGTAACGCCGCGACAATGTCTGGAGAAGTCAGCCTCTCATTTACAGCGGCAAGCCAGACGATCGTCAAGAAGCTGTCCTGGGCCAAGGTACCCAAGGGAGATACGGGTGATGATGGAGAGGACGCCATCACTATCGTGATCATTCCGAGCGGGGGGACCGTCTTTAAAAACAGCACCGGGTCCAAGACGCTGACGGCTCATGTGTTCAAAGGCAATGAAGAGCTCACCAGCACCCAGATCTCTGCCCTTGGAGCAGTCAACTGGTATAAGGGCTCGGGCAGCACGACCCCCATCACGAACGGGACGGCGACACTTACCATCACGGTGAACGCATCTGATGTCAATGAGTCGGAAACCTATGAGGCGCGTCTTGAGACCTCGTAAAGGAGGTGACGGGTATGATCCTTACAAGAAGTTCCATCACCCTGACCTGGGAACGGGATATCACATCCGTGACCTGGTACTACAAGCTCCAGGCATCGACTGCCTCTGTCCCGGCAAAGCCCACGACCGATCCGCCTTCTGGCTGGACGACTACAGAGCCTTCCTATACAGAAGGTAGCACCAACAGCCTCTATATCGTGCAGAAGACCAGTTATTCAGACGGGACGTTCTCCTATTCCTCCGTTTCACTGTCCAGCTCCTACGAAGCGGCCAAGGCTGCATACAACAAGTCCGTAGCAGCTCATCAGGCTGCCCAGGCCGCCCAGGAGGGATTGGACAACCTGGAACTCGGAGGACGCAACTATCTTCGTGTGGGACCGAAAGCCTACACTCCCGGGAGCTATGGAGCATATGACATTGTGGTCACAGAACCTCTTGAAGCCGGTCAGACATACACGATCCAGCTCTGGGATGTGTTTGTTGCTCACTCAGGAAAGACTGCCGAGCAGCTTGGTATCAATGTGTATTACTGTGGAGGATCCGTCACGTTTGGAAAGTGGCAGGGAACAGAATATTTTACAGACGGATATGCGGGGCACCTCTCCCTTATCTTCACGCCGACAGAAGCGAATGTATCGCACGCACAGGTGACCAGCGCAGCAGTCAAGTTCATCCGGCTTTACAATTCTGTCAGTGACGCTGATGGAACGAGAACCATGTCCATTGGAAAGTGGAAACTGGAAAAAGGCAACCGGGGAACCGACTGGACGCCCGCTCCGGAGGATGGAGGCCAGGCCATTGCGGCAAAGACATATACGGGACTCATCGGCACAGCAAACACTGCGGCTGACGCGTCCTTTTATTTTGCCAAAATCCATCCAACGAACTACACGGTCCAGTGGAAGGTATCCTTCCGGATCTATGTGACAGCACCGGAAGCCTACATGCAGTCTGTCGATATCTCGCTTGGCGGCTATGGAAACACATTCAGCAGCTACAACGCCTATACCGTGCGCAATTCCAGTCTCGGGATGTATTACGTGAACCTCTACAGGGCAACGCAGGCGGGAATCAATACTAATAAGAAAGGGCATGCGCTTGGTTTTGGCCTCAGGAGCTCGACCAATCCTGCGAACGCCACTTACGCAAGGACCATTCGTGCGGAACTGATCGAAGCAGAGAGCTGCACGGTGGAGTTTCTCGATCAGGCAGTGAAGTATGCAAACCTTGACGGAACGGGGAGTACAAACTATAGCGCCCTGACAGAGATGGGCGTAGCGACGGCTGGGCAGAACGCGACTAACAACACAAACACCCATTACCAGCAACACGGAAATGCTGTTAAAGCCGGCGCCAACGGCGTCCGCAGCTACAGCCTGATCATGAAGGATACGGACTCCACCTGGTCGAGTTTCTTTGGCAGCGCCTATAATGGCACAGCCACGGGAAAGACAGTTACTGAAACGGGATTCCTTCTGGGGTCGATCCTTTATAGCGCGGGTTCTCCCTCCGGAGGTACTTACGCGGCCGGTGCCAACACGTCGACGGTATATGACGGATATCCGGTGGACTTCCGTTACTCCTCCAACTGCGCGTCAACGCTGACCTCCTACAGGCCCGTCTACCTGGTCGGGGAGATGCACGATGACGGGCTGCTCTACCTCGATGATGTCTGGTGGACGCAGACCGCTCCGACAGAGGAAGACGGCAAGACTTACGTCTATGTCGGGGAGGCGTACAGCGCCTACCAGGTCTGGTTATCAGTGGAGAATAAGGCCTACCAGTTCTACGGCGATGCCTTCATGACTTATGAAGAAGCCCAGGATGCCAGGGCCAGGGACGCGGCAGAGAACGTCCGGACTTATGCCGAGAGCCTGATCTCCCAGAAGTCGGATGAGATTGAACTGTCTATTACAACAGTCTCCGGAGTCCTGGCGACAGACATCCAGGGTGTCCGGGACACCCTTAATCAGACGGCCGGCGGGATCAATGATAACCTTAATGAACTGGAGCAGAGGGTGACAGACCAGGAAGATGCCCTGCTCGACTATAAGCATGAAACCAGCACCTACTTCCGCTTCAACGCGGCCGGCCTGAACATCGGAAAGCAGGAAGACGGTGACGAAAGTCCATACTCCATCAACATCGACAATGAGAAGATGGGTTTCTTGCAGAACGGCCAGGAGATTGCGTACGTGCAGTATAACAAGATGCACATCAACGCCATTGAAGCCATGGACCGCTTATCTGTCGGCGCTGCAGAGGATGGCGGTTATTTTGACTTCATAAGCACGCAGTTTGGCATGGGTATCAAATGGCGGGCGGTAACGACTCCCATCCAGAGCTAAAGGAGGAAACGAATGTCACTTACAAAACGAACGTGGACAAGTTCATTTGGTTCTCCCTCGCTGACATTCACAGGGTCAGTGACGGGAGCCAGCACAAAGCTCACCATCGTGTTCCAGGCGACCAGCTGGGTGACTGGTCTTACCGGAACGATCAATGTATATGTGAACGGCACCAAGCAGTCCTGCACCTGGACAACGAACACCACACAGACGCTTCTCGGGACAACATATAAGACCAAGGTGACAAGCTCCCAGATGACGATCTCGAAGCCGTTCTTCACTCTGAAGCTCGTTGATTCCACAGACAGCACTAGGGTCATCTATGAGCAGATGTTCTCCTTCTACGAGATCGAGAAGGCCGCGTCAGCGGCGACGACTTCCGGCGGGGTGATGGACGGCAGCACAAAGTCTAAAGTGGTCTTTACTACATCAGTAACAGACGCTACCTACAAAGCCACCTTCACCCTGGGATCCCACTCGGGTTCTGCGACTGCTACCACGAAGACGCTCGAGTATGCCATCCCTCTTGCCTGGTGTACGGAGCTTCCGAACAAGACGTCTGGGACCGCTAACGTGGCCTGCCAGGTATTGTTCGGAGGGCAGGTCTATTCGACGTTCAACACAACAATCGCCGTGTCCGTCCCCGCAAGCGTCGTACCGACTGTTTCCTCCATCACCCTTGCGGATAAGGCCGACACACCGGTCCCCTCTTCCTGGAACCTGTATGTTCAGCACCAGAGCGGCGTGAGGCTGTCCGCGATCACTTGCGCGGGGGCGCAGGGATCTACGATCAGCACTGTCAGGCTTCAGGTTGGAACCCAGTCGGTCTCTCAGACATACTCCGCGTCATCACTTCCCCAGATCGACACGATCACACAGAGCGGCAGCCTTACCGTGACGGTGACAGTGACCGACAGCCGCGGCAGGACCGGGTCGAAAACTGCGACTGTGACCTTCCAGCCGTACTCGTCACCGAAATTCACACAGTGCCGGAGTGAACGCTGCAACGCCCAGGGGGATGATGATAACGACGGCACCTATTTCCTCAGTACGACGACTGTGGAGTACTCCTCATGCGGCGGGAAGAACGCCGTCACGATGACGATGAAGTACAAGAAGACGGACGCGGTCGTTTATAACCCGGAGGAAACGATCACACCCGGAGTCAATATCTGTGGAGGAAGCCTTGATACGGAGTTTTCCTACGATGTCATGTATACGGTCACGGACCAGTTCCGGTCAGTATCCTTCATGGACTATGTTTCCACAGCGGTCTACCTGATGCACTTCCTCCATGGCGGGAAGGGTGTGGCTTTTGGTCAGAAGGCAACTTTGGAGGACTATGTAGACTTCAACTTCAAAGCCCTGTTCAGGAAGCTGGCTTCATTCCTGGGAATCGCTAAGTTTAAACAGTCTGATGTAGACCGGGTAGTGATCAATGATCCCAACCAGACCAGTCCCCTCATGGTCGACCAGACCGGATCCGGGACGCTCTATCCTGTGGTCTTATCCGACTCCCCGACATTCACCGGGACGCCAAAGGCGCCAACCGCGGCGGTGGGTACGAATACGACACAGCTGGCAACAACGGCGTTTGTACACGGCACTGTGCATAAGGCAGCCACTCAGATTTACAACACAAAGGTGACTCCAGCGGATGTGAGCACGACCTATAAATATACGACGATCAACGCGCTGGCTGACTGGAACATGGTCATCATACGCTGCGCGGTCCACAATAATCTCCGGCTCCTTGTATTTTTCAGGCCTTATACGGGCAGCCAGCAGTTTTCGGACACACCGAACAGCAGCACTTATATAAGAGGCGGATTTGTCGTTGACTGGACTAACAAACGCGTGGGGATCCGATGCGTCAACGGCACGGACTCAAATAAGGATACGGTTTATTTCGATTATATTTTTGGCATCTTTTGACGGGTACTCTTTACGAGTACCTTTTTATGCAAAAGAAAGAGAGGATTTTACGATGAAACAGTTTTGGAGTATCTGTCAGCTTGCTTTTACCGTCACCGGGGGATGGCTCGGTTACTTCCTTGGCGGTTGTGACGGGCTTCTGTTCACCCTGCTCGTCTTTGTTACGGCGGACTACCTTACAGGCATCATGTGCGCAATCGTGGATAAGAAGCTCTCCAGTGAAGTGGGCTTTCGCGGGATCATGAGGAAGGTCATCATCTTCCTTCTGGTCGGGATCGCCCAGATGGTGGATATCAACGTGATCCGGAGCGGGAGCGTCCTTCGGACGGCGGTGATCTTCTTTTACCTGTCCAACGAAGGCGTGAGCGTCCTGGAGAACGCCGCCCATCTGGGCCTCCCCGTTCCCGAGAAACTCAAAGAGGTCCTGGAACAGCTCCATGACCGGGAGGACAGAGAAAACTGAATAAAGATCTGACGGTACAGCCCGCGGGTTTTCTTCGGAAAGCCTGCGGGCAATTTTTTTTGTCATTTTTTCGGCAAAACACGCCGCTTCTCTCTTTTAGGGACCAGGAAGGCAAAAGTATTAACGATTGTGAGCCGCCTTCCAGAATCTCGGAGGTGAAGAAAATGACAGATGCACAGAGGACCGCGATAGCGGAATACCGAGGAAAAGGGTACGGGTATAAAAAGATCAGCCAGCTTATGGGGATAAGCGAGAACACCGTCAAGACGTACTGCAGGCGCAACGGACTCGGCGGTACGGCGGCTCCCGTAAAAAATGCTGACGGAGGGGTGGCCTGCAAATGCTGCGGAGCGACAATCACACAGATCCCGGGCAGGAAACCCCGGAAGTTCTGCTCCGATAGGTGCCGCAACCGCTGGTGGAACACCCATCTCGACCTGGTAAAGAGGAAGGCTAACTATAAGTTCGTCTGCCCGACATGTGGAAAACCGTTTACCGCTTATGGGAATTCCAATAGGAAATACTGCTCACATGAATGTTATATCGAAGACAGGTTTGGAGGTGGTCACTATGAATAAAGAGGAAGGGCGCAGGGAGATAGTGTACCAGATGACCATGACGGCAGTTCGAAAAATGCTTGAAGAGGGGCTTATCTTAAGGGAGGAATACGAGAAATTTGATACAAAAATGAGGCAGAAATACGAGCCTATTTTCGGCAGATTATTCTCTGATCTCAACTTGATATAACCGGGATGCTACGGGAATATGGCATCGAAAGGAGGTATGGCTTATGCCGACAATAAAGAAGATAACGCCCCATGCCGTGCTTCCCGTGCGGGGAAAACGGGTCGCCGCATATGCCCGGGTTTCTGTTGAGACGGAGCTGCTGCTCCATTCCCTCTCCGCGCAGGTCAGTCATTACAGCGGACTGATACAGAGCAACCCCGCATGGGAATACGCGGGAGTCTACGCCGACGAGGGCGTGACGGGAACGAGCACAGCCCACAGGGACGGTTTCAACCGGCTGTTGGAAGACTGTGACGCCGGGAAGATAGACCTGATCCTGACAAAGTCTATCAGCCGTTTCGCAAGGGACACGGTGGACTGCCTGAACGCCGTCCGGCATCTGAAGGACATTGGAGTTGAAGTCCGTTTTGAGAGGGAGGGGATATCGACGTTCACCGCGGACGGGGAACTGCTCCTCACACTCCTGGCTTCCTTCGCCCAGGCTGAGAGCGAGAGCATCGCAGCCAACGTCAGGTGGGCAGTAAGGAAAGGATTTGAGGAAGGAATTCCCAACGGCCATAAGGCTCCCTACGGGTATGAATGGGACGGCGGGAAGTACCGGATCGTCCCGGAGCAGGGAGAAGTCGTGAAACATATCTTCAAGAGATACATTGCGGGGGATTCCGGTTATAAGATCGCGAAGGATCTGGAAGCCCGGGGCATCCTCGGACAGAGCGGCGTCCCGATGTGCGATACCACCATCAAGGATATCATCTCCAACATTTCCTATACGGGGACGATGATCCTGCAGAAGAACTATTTCACAGAAAACCATGCCCGCAGGCGTAACAAGGGCGAACTTCCCCGTTACGCCGTGGAGGATATGTACGAGCCGCTTGTGTCCCCAGAGGATTACGAGAAGGCGCAGGCCATCCGGCGGTGCAGGGCAGAGGAGTCATCCGACGCCAGCATACAGCCTACGAGGTTCTCTGGGCTGGTGAGATGCGGGAACTGCGGATGCGGAGTCAGCAGACGCACGTCCGGCGGCTCAAAGAGGTGGGTCTGTAACAAGAGGGAAAGACGGGGCATCAGAGTCTGTGACATGCGCCCGGTGACGGAGAACGAGCTTGAGGCTGCCGCGGAGAGCGCGGTCGGTGCCGTGGATGACGCCGGGTTCCGCAGGCTTGTCAGCCGGGTAGTCGTCCACGGCGACCGCATCGAGTTCATGCTGACGAGCGGCAGGTCAAAAACGATTCCGAGAAAGTACGATGTCCGTACCGGATTCTCCGGAAAACTGGTCTGCGCAGAATGCGGCGCGAAGCTCACCCGCGACACCTGGAGAAAGCGCGGGAAGGGAACCGTCTCCCGGATCAAGGTCTGGACATGCGGCACTCCGCGCTCATCATGCTCTCTGAGACGGGTGACAGAGGAAGAACTGCATCGGGCCGCCGCCAGCATCCTTAAGTCGGATGATCATGAACCCGCCTTTGTCGAGAAGGTGCGGCAGGCAGTCGTATCCAACAAGGACATCAGGTTTGAACTTAAGAACGGAGAGGTAAAGATATGGCAAAGAGAGTAAGGCAGATACCGGCTACACTGAACCGCTTCACTTCCGCACCGGCATATTCCGCGGTGAAGAGGAAGGTAGCGGGGTACGCGAGGGTATCCACGAACAATGAAGAGCAGCAGTCAAGTTACGAAGCACAGATGGACTACTACAGGTCCTACATCACCAGCAGGAGCGATTGGGAGTTCGCAGGGATGTATTCCGACGAGGGCATCACGGCGACCAACACCAGGCACCGGGAAGGGTTCAACAAAATGGTCGAAGACGCGATGGCCGGAAAGATCGAGCTTATCATCACGAAGTCCATCAGCCGTTTCGCGCGCAATACGGTTGATTCTCTGACGACGGTCAGAAAGCTGAAAGAGAAGGGCGTGGAGATCTATTTCGAGAAAGAAAACATCTGGACGCTGGACTCCAAGGGCGAACTTCTCATTACCATCATGAGCAGCCTCGCCCAGGAGGAAAGCCGCAGCGTCTCCGAGAACACCACCTGGGGCATACGAAAGGCTTTTGCTGACGGAAAAGCCCATGTAGGTTATTCCAACTTCCTCGGTTACGACAAAGGTTTCGTCATTAACGAGAAGGAAGCCGATACGGTGCGGCTCATCTACAAGCTGTTCCTTTCCGGACTTTCCCTTTACGCAGTCGCAAAGGAACTTGAACGCAGGGGGATAAAGGCGCCATTCGGCGGCAGCACATGGCACATTTCAACAGTAAAGTCTATCCTGACAAACGAAAAGTATATAGGGGACGCCCTGCTCCAGAAGCAATATACGATTGACTTCCTTCAGAAGAAAAAGAAAAAGAACGAGGGCGAGGTCCCTCAGTATTATGTTGAGGGGCATCATGACGCGATCATCTCAACCGGTACTTTCAAACTTGTACAGGCTGAGTTCATGAAACGAAGCAAAGCAGGAAGGAGTTACAGGGGAGCGAACATCTTCTCGTCAAAGATCAAGTGCGGTGACTGTGGAGCGTGGTATAGTGCCTGGGTGTGGCACTCTAATGACAAATATCGGAAGGTCGTCTACATGTGCAGCCGGAAATACAAAGATGGAAAAAAGTGCTGTACGCCGCATATTACAAAAGACGGGATAAAGGAATTGTTCCTGAAAGCCCTTAACACGATGCTTCGGGAGAAAGAAGAGATGATTGCCAATCTGGAGATGTTGCGGCAGACGGTCTCCGACACATCGTCATTGACGGAGGAGCGGGAACGGACCATGGCGGAGATCTCCAGCCTGGAAGAGAAGCTTCGTACCCTCATTTCCGAGAACGCCAGGGTGGCTCAGGACCAGGATGAATATGGACATCAGTACGCAGCTATCTATGATGAATATGAGAAGAAACTCTCCAGTCTGGATGAGATCGATGCGGAGATCACGAACAGGGAAGCGCGGGAGGAACGAATACGGATATTCATCGGCAGCCTTTCCGACCTTGACAAAGAGCAGGAGGTTTTCGACGAACAGCTCTGGTGCGGAATAGTTGAGCACGTGACCGTCTACGCAAAGGACAGGATCGTCTTCACGTTTGCGGGAGGGATCGAGATAACGGTCGGGTAACTGAAGATGGGCTGGGGCGCCTGGGAATCCCCGGGCGTCCTTTTCAGTAGAAGATTGAAAAATATGCTTGATACAGGTATATTTTTAATGAATCTTTTAGTCAACTCGTGGCAACCAGTAATTATGACAATTAAGGACAAAAGGAAGATTACAGATGCTGCTATTTTCTACGTTATTGGATATAAATGATACCCTCACAAAAGACGCGTTCATTCAGTCAGTTATTGACTGGAACCAGGGAAGCCCTCATGAGGCTAATATCATTCCCGGCATCAAGTGGAATGGTGAGCACAATGTCCGGTATGGAAATAAAAATATGTGGCTGGACATCCAGGAATACCGGAATGGCAACATCATAGCCGTCAGATATGAGAAAACGGAAGAAGACGGAGTCGTATGGGACACGGACTATGTAATGAACTTCAATGAGATGCGGATGGCCATTCGGCTCGACCGCAGTTACCTTGCGGACGCATTGACTGTGGATCCGAAGTTTTCCACCCCGCATTACATCGCGCTTCTTTCCGACAGAGGATATCTCATAGATGATGGAGATCTCCCGACCAGCAGATTTCCGTCCTTTATCGACAAAACGAATATCGACATCCTGGGCAGCATAATCAACGATTCAAAACGGTACAAACTGCCCGTAGTCTATGTCTCGAAAAACTATGACAATTCCGACCCGGTGGATGTAAAGCTGCTTGCGAAACGGCTGAGAGGAGCGGCGCACGTCCTTGTCCAGAAGGGAAAGTGGCTTAACCAGCGGATACGTCAGACTTGCAATAACAACAATGAATATTCAGGAGCCGTGGGTGTGTATTTTCCTAACCTTGCGGTTCAGAGTAAGCGGTTCTTTTACAGGGCCGCCAAGGGATACGACCAGGTGATGCTCGATAAAGTTGTACGCGCCGTCATCAACTATGGCATTTCTCAAAAGGTCGATACCTTATACACATACCAGGGAGTTGCATACGCTATGTTCCTCGACCGTTGGAAAAGCCGGGGAGAGGATCTTATCGAACTTGAAAGAGCCAAGAACAGCGCTGAGTTTGCCCAGGAACTGGCTGAGATGGAACGGGATGAGGCGGAGAAGCGGCGCGAGGAAGCGGATCAGCTTGTCGATTCCACTGATGAAGAGATCGCTGAGATGCGGCTTAAGATTGAAGACTTATCTCAGCAGAACGAGCTTCTTACAGCTGAAGTAGCCAGCCTGCGAGCAAAGCTGACGGGACTCGATTCCCAGCCCATCATTTATATGGGAGATGAAGATGATTTCTTCCCGGGAGAGATCAAGGACATAGTTCTCCGCACTTTGGATAAAGCCTCTAAAGACAATCCGAAGTCGCGCCGGGCCAGTGTGTTGAGCGATATTGTACGAAACAATAACTACGAGCATATATTGGATGATAAAGGAAAAGAACTCAAAAACAAGCTCCGGGGGTATAGATCCATGTCTGGTTCACTTCGGCGGTACTTGGAAAAACTCGGCTTAGTTATCACAGAGGAAGGTAAGCATTACCGCATGACTTATTATGGAGATGCGCGCTATCATACAACGCTCTCAAAGACGTCAAGCGATATTCGCGAGGGGGAAAACAGCGCGATGCAGATCATCAGAGATATGATGTGA